ACGTTGGATAGCCTTTGCGCCTGCCAAATCTCGTACTCTTCAATCTTCCAGCGTTGACCATTCCAATAGATTGGCCCGTCTGGGTCAGCAATCACTTTGACTGGTTCTTCAAACATCACTGAGATCAGCACTTCGGCGTTTTTCTCATCTTCCAGCACGACATCTACGTCTGGGTCGTCTAAGTCTTCAATGTGGAAACGATCAGAATCGTTGTCCATCAACCAAGCACCTACGTTCGCAAACAGCACTGCAGGGTCGTATTCTTTGAAAGGGAACTTATCGAAGTAGAAATCAGCAACATAACGTTGATAAAGCAGGTCAAAGCCATGGCCCATGTGCTTGGTTTCGAGTTTCAACTCAACCTTGCCCATTTCACATTCCATGCGCTTAGCTATCTTGTCGCCCACAACGCTGATTAAAAATGCGTTTAGGTCACGCAGCTTGTAACCTGCTTGGTACTGCGTACTCATAGCAAATCCACCGATGAGCGGTTTAGCCCTTTCATGTTTCGAATAATGCGCTGACTTTCAGAAAGCAGTTCCGTGCGAACCTCGGTGCTTCTGTCCGCCATATGGTCGCCTTTGTCCTTGGTGTGAACAGTTGCAATGTCTGGCAGTAAGTCAGCTTTGGCTCTCGCAAACACTGCTGATTCGTATTGATATACAACACGGTTTTTATCGTGCATCCTCGGAAAAGCAGGAACATCGCCAGCAGTTGCATATCCCCCCTCCTGATACTTAGCTTTTAAGTCTTCAAGTTGCTGATTAACTTCCGAAACAGCATTAACCAGAGCAATAGCGATACGTTCTGAATCTTGAGCCGCAGGAATACCGCGACGTTTTTCAAAGTCACCCGCATTGATGTTCGGCCAAAAACCGTCATTGGTGATTTCTGTCACTTGGTAATCCGAGCCGGCAGATCCCGTAAACATCGTTTTTCCTCTTTAAATAAGTGAGCCTCTAGCCACTGGGTCGACGGTATTGAGTTAGCCTAATGGCACTCTTACCTCACCAGCCGAGGCTCGGCGGCGTAGGAGTCTTTACAGATTCTTGTTGTCTTTAATCGCGCGAATACGTTGCTCGATTTGACCAATCTTGGTTTTCACACCCACTTTGTCGTACTTGTCGTGAGCGTGTTGCAGTAGCACCAAAGCTTTTTCTAGTGTTTCCAAACACCCGATAGCCGTTGGTTGTGGTTGGCCTTCTTCATTTCTAATAAGGTGCAAGCCCGCGAATCGGTACCACTTGGCATGAACTTCTTCATGCAATCGCCACTCTTTTTCGACCTTTTCAAACACCTTGCTGAAATAGGGCTCAATTGAATGACCACGGCCAGATTCTTTTTCTGCCCACTCAAGCACTGCATCAGCGCAGACTGTCGGCCAATCACGGCGGAAGTTGTCCGGTGTAGGCAAATCCAACTCGATAGCTTTCAAACACCAATCAATAGCGGTTTCCATGTCGTTGACATCGAATAGCCAGATCACCATGTTGGTAAAAATTGGGTTTTCGAATACTTCGCCTTTTGCTAAGTAAGCTTCCACATACGGTTTGTACTTAGGCACTAAAACTTCTCGCTTATGCTTCACTTTGTCTTCGATAGCATTGAGCTGTTTTAGGTACTTACGATCTTCTTCAAAGTCGATCAGCTTGATGTGCAGGCTTTCGGTGTCTGCACCGGAAATCAATTCCGATGCAGACTGGTTAGCTTGCTTTTCAAGCATTTGTTTACGCTGTCTTGCTAATGGGCTAGCCATGTTTCACCCCTTATGCTGCTGACGTAGGGTCAACAACAGTGACAGCTTCAATTGCAGCGAATTTTTTAAGGTTTCCTACTGCGTAACCTTCCATGCGGATATGGTTTTGCTTAAAGCGAAGCTCATCTTCATCGTTCTTCTGCTTACGCCACTGCGTCCCTTCTTGGGTCAGGATTTGCAGGTTTTTGGTGTTGGTTACCCAAATTTGGTCGGCAGGGAAGAATGGCGGCGTGTAAGCCTTTTTACCCGCAATCGTCTTAGCTAGGCTTTGTGCAGCTTTATGCTCGGTTGGGCTGTCTGCGGCTTCAAGTAAACGATGCTGCTCCGCTGCCACCAAGTTAGAGCCAACCAACACAACAAGATCAGGGTCTTGGCGATGTTCTGGTGCAATGGTGGTGTTGATTAAGTCTTGCACCAACGAATCAAGGTTTTTGTATGATTCAGAGGTCGCGCCTGTTGGGTCAAGGTCGGCTGACGCTAACACTTGAGATGCTGCTTTTTCTTTTACAATTTTTAACCAGCCCTTGTTTACATCTTGGCCTAGGGGATTAGCAACTGGGTCGGTTTTGGCTGCGATAGATGTTCCATTGAAGCCAATACGCAGCATATCCAGAGCAAAGCGGCGAGAAATGGCATTTTTCATCATAGTTAACCATTCGTTCTTTGAGCCTGAGTTGGCCCACTGAGTCATGGTCTCCCACATAATGTGTGCGCCTGAATCGGTCTTAGTCAGTTCGTAGGTATTACCACTTTGGCCCACTTCAACGCTAAAGCGCCCGGTATCGGAGCGACCTGTAGACAGACCATCATCACCCACATCGACCACTTGGCCTTTAATTTGTTGAACAGGCAGTAGTGAAATCATTCCAAGAAACGCATCAGACTGCATAATTGCTTGGCGCAGCTTAGTTTCCATTGGTGGTGTTAGGTTAAAAGTCTGTGCGCCCTGTGGAGCGTTTGCCGCTGATAGCGTTGCTGTGCAGAACTCTAGTAAATAGGTGGTTGATATTGCATTCAGCATTTAAATCATCTCCGTAGTTGAGAATTTGTCATCAGCACCTTCGCCCTTTGGCTCTTGGTTAGGTACTTCCTGTGAAAGTTTGTTGAACCGGGTTTCGAGGCCATCCACTTTCTCAAGAAGCGGTTTGAGTTTTTTATCCAGAGTGGCAGAGAACTGTTCGATCACTTGGCTTTGTTCTTGTTCTTCTACTGGTTGTTCTGGAGTTTCTGCATTGAGGTTGAACTCTTCGGCCAGTTCTTTTTTGAACTCACCTTTGAATGCAGAAAACTGCTTTTTAAGTTGCTCTTCAGTCACTTCGGTATCCTCGTCTATTGATGGAGTTTCTGGCACTTCATCGCCAGAAGAGAAAAATTCATTGAATGCCGCAAAAAAGCGGTCTTTCTTGGTGAAACAGGCTGAAAAGTCGATTTCTTCAAGTGCGCTGCACTTAAGTTCGGTTGTTTCGCCTTGCTTACGCGAGAATTGAAGGAGCGATGTACCTGTGGAAGCTGGGGAGTCAGTCGCAGCTAGGCCCATTAAATAGCAACGCCCTTCGCCCTTATAATCGGGATTCGGCTCGATAGATGTGAATAGTTTTTGCTTTTTTCGGTTGGCCTCAAGCATGTAGTCGTTGGGTTCAAGCTTGGCGAACAAGCGCATTTTTCCGTCTTTCTCTTCTGCTTTGAGCTCAACCACCTTGCCCCAGTTTTCACCGTAGCCATAAAATCGGCGGTGCTCTGGCCAAATCAGTGCCGGGTATTCTTCCATGGAATAGCTTTCCGCCATTTGGGTTAACCACTCACGAGTAATTTTGCGCCCGTCTACGGTTGGCCCTTCTGTCGCTATGATTTTCCAGTCACTAATTTTTGGCATTTGCTCTCTCGAGTTAGTTATTTACATCTCTGTTTGAGCAAACAATACGCCTTTGAATAAGTGCTTTCAGCCACTTCAATTCCTAAAAATTCGGATTTTGACCAAATCCGAATTCATCCGAATTTAAGTTAGTCATTTGCGAGTTTTCGGGGCGTATGATGCGCTTATGGCATATTCTCCCGAACTACGACAAGCCGCCCGAGCACTCTATTTGAAAGCTTGGACGCCACGTGAAATCGCTACCGAACTGAACCTGAATAATGAGCGCATCATTTATTACTGGGCAGATAAATTCGGTTGGCGCGATATGTTGCGTGAACAAACTATTGATGAAGCAATAGCAAACCGCATTCAAACGTTGCTCGAGTTGGAAGACCC